TTTGCGGTTAATACCATACCTTCAGGTTGTACTCCAACCTTACAAGATTGACATCCACCTTCTTCTACAAAATCTACACGCTCTACATCTAAGCCTGTTAATACATAATCTGCTTTGCCACTCGGACATGGTTTACTTTCCATACTCCCAACTATACTATAGCTTGGTAGAGCGTCGTCATCGTGTAAAGCTTTGACTGCATCATTTGTTAGATGTGATTCATTAATATAAATACCTTGTCCATCTGTCACTATATCAGTGATTTCCCCTACATCAAGTAGGTTAAGTTTGGATAGGATTTGATTATTTTTTAGTATATCATCGGTTAGGTGATCAATACCTAATCCCATATGACCTTTAAGTCTTATTACTTCATTCATTTGTTTGAATGTATCTAATACTGTATCTTCTGGAACCCATACACGTGCTGGTTCATCATTGACCCATACATGGTGCATACCTGCGCCCCATACTTTACCATCTGGACTCTTTGCTGCTATTTTAGCTTTCACATTATCGGCCTCTTTAAATGTAATAACTTCTAAATCATGTTTCTGTATCCAGGCTGCTGCATCTTCTTTTGTAAACTTATCTTTATCAAAGTTATATGATACTGTTTTACTTGTATCATCTTTATTACATAGGGTAAGACTTACACCATCACCTTGTTTAATACGTTTATATTTATCACAGTTGCTGGTATCTGCGAGGATTGCTCTATGTTCATCTACCATTCATATCACCTCTGTTATTAAATTTATTATATACTCTAATCTTAATAGAGCATCTGTTACTTGTTCATCTGTTAATTCTAATTCATCTTTATAATTCATTAGCATATCACTAAATTCAATTGCTAAATCCTGGTTATAATATCCATTACTATCAAGTACTGGCATTTCCCAATCATCTTTAGTTGTATCTTCTGCATCTGATTTACGTAATATACAAGCCATCTTCCATGCTGCTAATGTATAATCATTTTTGTTAAAGCTCATATTATCAGTTTCCTAATGGTGTTTTACCAGATGGTCGTTTATCAAATTTAGATTTAATTAATCTATTCCATTCACTTGCACTTCTCTCAACTTTACCTAATGGTATTGTTGTTGCTACTGTTGTTCCACTTGATTCACTTCTACCTATTATAACTGCTGTATATTGTTTATAGTGTTTATCATATTGTGTAGTTACTTTTACTACATGGAAATCATCTATTGACTTATCATTTATACCAAAGTTATATACCTTTTCCTTTAATACACGTGTACCATATGGTAATTGTGCTTCAGGATATCTTATTGGTTCAAATACTGTACCTTTAGGATATCTTATTGGTGTTAAATGTAATTTGGATACTGGTATTTGACTATCATATGCATTTGTTTGTCCACGTTTAATACTGTCTAATATTTCTTTAACTGTATTATTTTTACTTCGTATTTCTGTTAATGCCATACCCATACCATCTGCACTATGTGCATCTGATCCTGCTATTTGTCCTATACCTTTACGTTCTGCATAGTTACGTGCACGGAAGTTACTTGCTCCCTGTCCATATCTTGCATTAACTGATTCTATTGCATGTGCTTGTTTACCAATCTTATCAGCATAAGATCCTACTTTATATAAGACACCATCACGATATCGTGCAAAACTATGTGGTAATATTGCTACTCCACCTTGTTTCTTTATTGCACGTATTGTACGTTCAGGACTCATACCACTGCGTATATCTGCTTTAATACCTAATGCTATTATATGTCCTTTACTTGATGTAATCTCTACACCTGGTATAACTTTAAAGTTCTTAGTACTATACTTCTCAGCTGCTTGTAATGATGCAGATAAGTTATTATGATTAGTAATTGCTACACCATCAAGTTTTAATGCTTTAGCTTCTTTAACTATATTAGCAATTGTTTCTTTACTGTCAGGACTTGCCTTACTGTGAATATGTAATTCATATACCTTACGTTCATTCTTTGGTATACTTACTTTATTACTATTAAATGGTTGTGCTGTACCTTTCTTAATATTCTTTACAACTTTAGGTCTTTCAGGATATTGTAGTTTATGTCTTGCTTGTAATATAGGTGAACGTACCTTTTTATACATTAGCTTTTCTTGACTATATCTTTGACTTCTTGGTATTGTCATTCTACCCTGATTTTCCATTAATGCCATTGCATCTCTTCTTGCACTATCTATTTCAATAGCACCTGTACCATCAGGAGCAACCATCATATTCTGTAATTCAAGTTCTTCACGTTTCTCCATATTATCTTCTTGTAAACCATCAGCCCATTCTTGTGCTTCTTCTTCATCATCAAAGAATGTTGGTATACATGCACAGTTTGGATGAAGAGGTGGCATTGCATCCTCTTCGTCTATTCCAAATACTTCTCCTTCATATTCAGCTTGACATTCTTCACATGCTTCTTCACGATTATCTACTACAAAATATTTAGCACCATTTGCTATTGCTTGTTCACGTGCTAATTGATTATTTGCACGCATTGTTTCAGTACGTGCAATTGTATCAGCACGATTCTTACTCATATCAAACTTATCTTGTAAAATTTGACTTATTTCATTTGGCATCTTATCTTCAATTAATGCTATATTGAATTCATTTGTTAATGCCATTCTTAAGTCATCTTGCATATTAGTTACATATTGCATTGCTTCTTTTTGTATCATATCTGTATATGTTGCAAATGCTTCATTAGATATACGATCCATGGACATACCAGATCCTATACCTTTTGTTCCAAGCATTGTTGCTTTATCTATATTCAATGCATATTCACCCATACGTTCATAATGTCCACTACTTTCAAACATATTAAACATTGCATATTGCATTAATTGTCCAACTATCTGTTCAGTTAAATCACTACGTCCAACAATACGACTCATATTACTATATTCAGCATTTAAATCATCAGAGAGTATGGCTTGTTGACGTTTAGTTAAAGATGTTAGTTTACTTATCTTTACTTTTAATGCTTTAGAAGTAGTTCCTAATCTTTGCATAATTATCTTCTTAGCCATACTTTTACCTCCAATTATTCTTTAACTTGTTTATCTGTTTCTTTTGATACATCATTCTTTAATGTATCATTTGTTGTTTCTGGTTCTTTACTTGGTGTTTCTGTAGTTGATTGGTTATATGTTGGTTGTGCTATTGGTCCTACTGTTTCTTCTAATAGTTCATCAAGATCTACATCACTGTATCTTCCAATTACATCTGCAAGTAACTGTTTAAACCACATACTGTTTGTGTCTATTGCCATGTTACGTACATATGGTTCTAATGTTGTCATTAATGTTAATAGATCTGTTTCTTCGAATGATTCAAATTCTAATGTAGGATATTCTTCTACTGTCCAATTCATATCAACAACATCTTTAATGATTGTGTTTAATTCTGCTGCTATATCTGCATGTATACCATCAAGGAATACATCTAACATATCATTCTGTGTCTTAGATTGTGCATATGCACCTTGACCTGATTCCTGACCTAATATCATTGTACCAATATTCATCTTACGGAATATCATTATATCATGATAGTTAATTGCATCTTTAAATCCTTCACCACGATGGCTTGATTCAAGTATATCTACACTATCATTCATACCTACAGTTATATTAGTTCTTCCTTCACGTATCTCATCTAATTGTTCAAGCATTTCTTCTTTAAACATTGGATTCTCTACTTTACCTACAAGAGTTGGTCCTTCATGTTTCTGTAAAAATACATTCCACCAATTAATAAGCTTCTGTTTATTAAACCAGTTCTCATAGACACCATCTAATATAGATGTTCCACGACGGTCTCCAAATGTTTCATCATAAGTATATACTAAACATTTCTCTGCTGGTATTTCAATTGGATCTTCACTATCAACTGTTTGTACAATTGTTTCAAGATCTCCATTATCATCATATTTAAAACAATCTTGTAATGTTGATATAGGTATAGGTCGTATACGTTTAAAGTCTATCTGATTACCTGCATCATCTGCTTCCCATATAATCTCACTTACACTGTATCCATAGATAAGTGCACTGTATAGATCATTACGTACTTTACGTAAAGGATATGACATGTTATCTAGCATTGACTCTAATGATTCAGCAATCTCAATATCACTTGGATCTTCACTTGCTGCTGTAATATTAATGTTACGACTTAATAAGAACATTCTTATAAGTTCATATCCACTCTTAATCTGTGGATCTTTAAGCATTTCTTCATAATCTTCATATGTTAAGTCACCATTCTTATGTACATATCTAAAGATATTATCATCAGATACGTTTGTTGACTTACTCATCTGTCTAGTCATAGTACTTGCTGGTAATGCAGCAGTTATACCAAGACTGGATCTAATACGTTGTACTATGCCCATTCTATCTTCTCCTTTTATCTCTTTTATTAATCATAGGCTTACGATTACGTTCACTGTAATCATATGTCTTGTCAGTTTGTGTATATGGATTGTTACCAATCTTTGCTAATTCAATAGCCATACTTGTTGCATCTAATATATCATCATGTTTACCTTGTGGGAATCTTGTATATTCATTCTCAAACTCACCTAATAATGGATGATTCTTTGGTAGAAATACTTTACCTTGTTCAAACATTGTATAACTTGATGTTATCTTAGTAACCTTATCTTTAAATGATGGCATATTCTTTATAGGTAACATACGTTGACGCATCACTGCTTGTGGCAATGCTGCCTGATATGCATTGGTTTCAATACCAATTACCATAGGTCTATGTCTATCATATTGTGTTATAACTTGATTAACTTGATCTGGAAAACTTATATGATCACGTGTCCAATCTAATACATATACATCTAAACTATTAGGATCAACTGATACTGTACAACTTACTGTATAATCCGCTGTTTCCTTTAAGCTTATTGCTAGATCCCATCCTGTATATTTAACATGGTTATCCATATATACAGTTCCAGGTTCATAGTATTGTAGCCAACTACGTTTAAGTATTCCACCTTCTGCAGGCATTGGATTCTGTTGATACATTGCACTAAACCAATAGTCACCCATTTCACGTTTAATTGCATTTAGTTTATCTAATCCAAAATGATCAGGCCATAATGCATGTCCTTCTTCATCTATTGCGGGTAATGTTAATACATCCCATTCATCACTACTTTCATTTATTAACCAGCCACCTAAGTCATCTTCATGCCATCGTGTCTGTATAAGTATAATAGCACCATCTGGTGTTAGTCTCGTATATGCTGTTGAACGATACCAATCCTTGGCCTTCTCTCTGTACGTAACCGAATTGGCTTGTTCAGAGTTTTTAACTGGGTCGTCAATAATAAATACATTAGCTCCTTTTCCAGTAATTGCTCCCCCGACACCAGCCGTGACCATGCCTCCGCGATGCCCTTCGACATCCCATCTATTCCTTGCTGCACTTGCTCCATTAATATTCACTCCATAAATGTTCTTATATTCTTCTAATAAATCTCTGGCCTTCTGTCCAAATCCTGCTGCTTGATCTGCTTCATAACTTGCTAATATAATACGCTTATCTGGATTCATACCTATATACCATGCTGGGAAATACTTTGAGATTAACTCTGATTTACCATGTCTTGGTGGCATAAATACCATTAAACGTTTACACTTACCATTTGCTACATCTAATAACTTATTATTAAGTTTACGCAAATGCTCTGCATATACATAATTACCATCATAATCTATTGTTGCCAGGTCCACTGGACTAATTAGGGGTAGGATCTGTGAACTTTCTTCTAGACTTAATCCCTGCAAGAGAGTCTCTAACTCCTGGGTTTGTGAGCAATTCTCTGATTGCTTTAAGGAGTTCTGTTTTCTCTGCGTCATAATCTTCACCTGATCTATCTAATACTTCACTCTTCTGTTTAGCAGACTTTAAACCTGCATCAACCAGTTCCTTAGGTGTTAAAAGATCTGTATTAACATCCATAGTAGCTGATATAAACTTATCATATAACTTTAATACACCAACCTCTTTGGCTACTGCATCTTCAAATCTTTCTTCAGATTTTAATTGTTCATCTAAATAAATATTAACTGCCTTATCTTCAACATTAAAACATTCCCTCTTATATTTACTGATCGTGTTCCGACTAATGCCTTCACCCCGATCTTTTAACCATTTCACTATTCTAGTGTAAGGTATACCATCGAGGAGCATTTGATCTATGTCTTTGCGATATTGTGATCGTATAATGCTTAATGGTACATCCATATAAATCTCTCCTTATATTATCGTAAACATGCTATAATATTATCGTATAAATACTATAGTGCATCTGTGCAACATGCATCAATTGTGCATAGTGCATTGTGCAGTGCACTTTAAAAAAAATTATCTAACAAGGGCAAATATAGCTGCCATTGCTGTTACTATGACTGCTGCTATGCTTATCATCATTTGTACTGACTTGATGCTTGGTGTATCTGCACGTACCAAATCAATCTTTTGGTTAAGTATATCTACATCATGTATAATGACTTCTCTTAAGTCTTGTACATCATTGATGATATCTGTGTTGTCATTGTTTATGTTATCTACTTTCATTTCTAAACGGAGAACACGCTGGAGTGTGTCAAGTTTGAATGTATTTAGATCTCTTAATAATTCTTCTTCTGTGTATATAATATGATCACCTCCTATTTTTGTTCTCCCCACGGAAACCGGAATCATACTTCCGATAGATATTTAAAAAAAATAATAAAGCCGTAGGTGGGAATCGAACCCACAACCTCCAGTTTACAAGACTAGCGCGCTACCAAATTGCGCCACAACGGCAAAGTAGGCAGGGCCATATAGTTCATTTGGTTATGGCCCTAAAGATTTAAAATAAAATTAAGCTCCTTCTTCAATAGGTGCATTATCTAATGCTTTTAATGATGCTACTGTTGCAAGTTCCTGGTATTCTCTAACTTTTACTTGTAACAAATCAATCTGCATCTGTTTTGCATCTATTAATTCATTGGTATCTACTATTACACCTTCAACTTTTGTTGTTGCTTGTGCGACTTCAACACGTTTGTTTGCTGCTACTTGTGATAGTATACCCATACCTAGTGTAAATGCTAATGCATATTCTACAGGTACATATTTACCTATTTCTGCTTGGTAAGCAATAATTACAGGTAATGCTGCAAATGCTATTGTTGTTGCATAATCTTTAATTTTCATTTTTAACATTGAGATCTCTCCTTTGACTATAGTTTTTCATATACGTATTTTTTCTAGTTCGGAAGTAATCTTTTCGGTGATGACTCATAGTCCTTTCACTTTCCCTTGTTCGAAGGTTGATTTTCTTCCTCTCCTCTCTTTTATTGCTTTTTCAAATTTATGGTGCCCACGTCTGAGTACTACTCTAAATTTAAGAAATAAATCATCATCGGATATATCTGGATATTCTTCCATTAAGTCATGTAATATTTCGGCTGCTTCTCCAAATGTTGGCTGTTTTAATACCATTATTTTATTCATTTCTTCTTGCATTCTTGCCATATAATATTCAGTCTTCATCTTTCCATTCCTCTTTAATATAATGTTCCTCGTAATCATCCAACCTAAGTCCTTTTTTCCTAAAGAACCTCTCGATTTCCTTATATTGTTTTGGTAAATTACCCATGATTACGTCTCCTTTATAAGTATTTATATAAAAATAAA